GCGATTGACATGACAAAACAAAAACAAGTTGAAAAACCAACAGACAGTCAATTTGAATGTTTTGGATGTTCAACATAATAAAAAATAAATCAATAAAAATAGGAGCTTAAATGGCTCCTTTTTTTATTTCATATATTTACTTATAAAAACTAAATACTATAATATTTATGAAATAAACAACATTTATGGCTAACGGAAAATTTATAAATATAAACTACCCATTTAAAGACAGTCTTAAGGGATTTTTCTTAGATTTAACAGAAACAGATGCTAAAGCAATAAAAGCTGATTTATTACACTTATTATTGACTAGAAAAGGGCAAAGACTTTATAATCCAGAATTTGGTACAAGATTATTAGAATATATCTATGAACCATATGATGAATTAACTTTTTCTGAAGTAAGAGAAGAAATAGACACAGCGGTTAAAACATATTTACCACAAGTTAATTTAGATAATTTGATGGTAGAACCATCACCATTGAGTGAATATGCGGTTTTAGTTACAATAGAATATACAATAACAGATAATCTATTTGAATTGTCTGAGATAATACAAATAAATTTATAAAATGGCCAATCAAGGAATAAATTACGGTTATAGAAATTTTGCAAACATAAGAAGTGGTCTAGTAGATATGGCTAGACAATACTACCCAGATATTTTTAATGATTTCAATGATGCATCTGTTGGTATGATGTTATTAGAATTAAATGCCGCTGTTGGAGATATGTTATCGTTTAATACAGATAGAATGTTTCAAGAGACACAAATTGATTATGCTCAAGAAAAAAAATCAGTATTGTCCTTGGCAAGAACTTTTGGGTTAAAAATACCAGGAAAAAGACCATCAGTTACCATTGTAGATTTTAGTGTTACTGTTCCAGTTCTTGGAGATACCTTTAATATTTCGTATTGTCCTTTAATATTAGCTGGTTCACAAGTAAGTGGTGCTGGTAAAGTATTTGAAAATTTATACGATATAGATTTTTCAAATCCTTTTAATATAGGGGGTATTCCAAATAGACTTATAATACCAAATTTCAATTCAAACGGTACATTAATTAATTATACGATAACTAAAAGAGAAATAGTAACGAATGGTTTTAGTAGAATATTCAAAAAAGTTATTAATACTTCAGACGTTAGACCATTCTTAGAAATTGTTTTACCAGAAGATAATGTGTTATCAGTTGATTCAATAATAACTCTACAGGGAACTAATTTTAATTCAGTACCCACAAGCAGTCAATTTACAAATCAAAGCCTTAAATGGTATGAAGTTGATGCATTGGCTGAGAATAAAGTATTTGTTGAAGATTTTAATAGAGTAACAGATAATGCTGGTGTTAAACCAGGTAAGTGGATAACAGTTGATAAAAAGTTTATTACAGAATATACGGATTTAGGGTTTTTTAAAATAATATTTGGTGCTGGTAGTAAAGATACTAGTAGTTTATGTGATTTCGATTCAAACACACCTTTAGTAAATCAAATTGGTGATTTTATAAATAATTATTCATTAGGGCAAGTACCAACAGCAAATACAACTATGTTTATCAAATATAGAGTAGGTGGTGGTGCTGATACAAATTTAGGTCCAAATGTTATAAAAAATGTAGGGTTATTAAATTTCAGTATTAATGGTACTAATCAATCTATAAATCAAGCTGTTAAAAATTCACTAACGGTAAACAATGCGTTCCCTGCTCTAGGTGGTAGAAACACCCCTTCAGTGGATGAAATAAGATACATGACAAAATACAATTTTGCATCACAAAATAGAGCTGTAACGATAAAGGATTATCAAGCTATGATTCAAAAAATGCCTGGGCAGTTTGGTAACCCATTCAGAATGGGTGTAATGGAGGAACAGAACAAAATAAAAATATACACAATAGGTTTAGATGAAAATAATAAGCTCAGTAATAACTCAACTAGTGCATTAAGAGAAAATATAGCAACGTATCTATCAAACTATAGAATGATAAATGATTACGTTCAAGTGACGAATGGTAAAGTTATAAACTTAAGTTTTGAAATTGATTTATATATTGATAAAAAACAACCACAAGCACAAATAATTTCTGAAGTTATTAATAATGTTAAAACATATATGGATGTCAATAAATATGATATGGGTGATAATATTTATCTATCACCACTTATTGAAACCATAAATAATGTTGGTGGTGTACTAAACGTAATTGATGTCAGAGTATATAATAAAGTTGGTGAAGGTAAATATAGTTTAAATGAAATATCACAACCTTATTTAGATACTGAAACAAGACAAATAGATATAATAGGTGATTACACTTTATTCGGTGAACCAACTTCAATGTTTGAAATTAAATTCCCAACACAAGATATAATGGTTAGGGTTAAATAACCATTTCCTTATGATAAAAATTAAATATATTTGTGAATAACATATTAAAAAAAATATAAGAAATGGGTTGCGGATGTAAAACAAATTCTAAGTACGAATCAAATTATGATTCTTCAATTAAAAGACCAGATAAAAACATAACATACGGTATTTCTAACGTAATATTAAGGGTAATAGCTTTTACGTTAATGATGGCTTTGTTACCTATAATAATGCTAGCAGTTATTTGGTTTATTTTTGAATTATTAATTTTAAACAAAGAAATTGATATGAAAAAAATTGTAAGAGTTCTATCTTCAAAAATAAAACCGTTTAATGAGGGTTATGAAGAAGATGACGATTACGAAGATGATGATGATGATTACGAAGATGATGATGAGTTTAATGAAGAAAATTATGAAATGGTGGAAGTTGATGATATAACACCAGTTACAACAACAAAATAAAATGTCGAATAACAGTATAAGAATAAGAACCACACCTGGTGGTAAGGATAAATATGTTAAAGTAAAATTAGAACAAGATTTTGATTTTATAGAAATACTATCTTTAAAAATATCACAAGCAGATGCTTATAGAAATTTTTGTGCTGATTATGGTGTTGTGGTTGGAAGGGTTTTCATAAACAACGGTTTTGGTGTTCAAAATGCCAGAGTTAGTATTTTTATACCAATAGACGATGTAGATAGAGACGACCCAATAATAAATGGTTTATACCCTTATGAGGTTGTTACAGATAAAGATATAGATGGTAAAAGATATAATGTTTTACCAAAAAATAGTGAAACAGATAATGAATGTTATACACCTGTAGGTACATTTCCAAATAAAAGAGAAGTTTTAGATGACCCAGAAATGGGACATGTTTATTGTAAGTATTATAAATTCACCACTTCAACAAATTTTGCTGGTGATTATATGATATTTGGTGTACCAACTGGAAATTACGTAGTGCATGTTGATGCTGATATTTCAGATATTGGTATTGCATCACAAAGACCATATGACAGTATAAGTCAAGGTGCGCCTCTTCAAATGTTTGATAGCCCAACAAAATTTAAGGGTGGTACTAACTTAGATAGATTAATTCAAGTTAAAACAACTAATGCTGGGGTAAATGTACAACCATTTTGGGGTTCTGTTGATAACTGTGAAATAGGTATTAGTAGAATTGATTTAGATTTAAACTATGCGATAACACCTTCAGCTATTTTTATGGGTGGTATTTTTGGTGACACTAGTAATAACAGTGTTAACAAAAACTGTAGACCTAGACGTAAAATGGGTAAAATTTGTGAACAAAACACAGGTGAAGGTACCATTGAAATGATTAGAAAAACACTTGATGGTAAGATTGAAATGTTAGACATAGAAGGTGGTAAATTAATAGACGATAAAGGCGCATGGGCTTATCAAATACCCATGAATTTAGATTATTATTATACAAATGAATTTGGTGATTTAGTATTATCAGAGGACCCAAATAAAGGTATACCGACTAGGGCTAGTATGAGATTTAAAATATCTATGGACGGAACTGGTGGTGAAGGTAGGCTTAGAACTAGAGCTAATTATTTAATACCACATAACCCTAATAATTTAAATGAACTAGATTATGAATTTGGTGAAAACACTAAAGATTTTAGTTTTAGGGATTTACATTGGAATAAAATATATTCAGTCTCTAATTTCATATCTAGATATCAAAGAAGTAAGTCTTTTAATACAGTAAAAAATAGAAATGTTGTTGGCTTGAAAGATGTTGATGATTGTCCTGGGGATAAATTACCACCACCTTTTAATAGAGTTAATACAGTGTTTAACCCATTATTCTTCATTATTTGTTTAATAATGAGAATAATTGAATTTTTAATATTTGTATTAAACTCAGTTGTTGTAACTATTATAAACCTATTATTATACCCATGGAATAAATTAATGGGTATGTTATGTAGAATTTCTAGAATAAGGGTAGTACGTGTTAGGCCATTTAGATTTCTTAGATTTTTCTGTAAGTTAATAATACCTTATGTTAAATGTATATATGTTAAATGTCCTTTTGATGAACCAAAGGTTTATTATTTTGCACCTGGGTGTATAAAGGGTAAAGACCCATTTGGTCTTGGTTATAAAGCAATAGTAAATTCAGGTATTCCAGCGGCCATACTTATAAACACAATACCAGAATTATCAAATTGTGTTGCTGCTACAATGGCTCAGACTTTAAATTTATTTCAATTTGATTTTTATAATGATTGGTTAAACGGTTCTTTATATTATTATTTAGTAAAATATAAAAAGAGACGTAGAAGAACTAAATATTGTAACTATGATTGTTCTTCTAATAGATGTAGAAGTTCTATATTGTTAGACACATGTTATGGTAGTGAAGAATCATCTAGAAGTGCTGGTATTTTTGAAGGTATCATAAAAAGTTATAACAACGAATTATATTACGCACCGTTAACTAAAAATGGTTTATATAAAATATATGCTACTGAACTTATAAATTTAGGTGCTGTTTTCAAATGCGATTGGCAAGGTGTACCAAAAATACAAGAATTTTTAATACCAACAACTTATATATCACCACCATTAATTGATGAATATTCAGATGAAAACCCAAATCTAACCGAATCAACTGGCCAAGTTGATATTGGTCGAGGGTTTGACGGGTTATTTTTTAAAATATCATGTTTTGGTTTAACCTCAAACACAAGACAAACATTAAATATTAGACACGGGTGTGAATTTGGTGTTGATTTAGATGAAATAGATGAATTAGATAATGGTACAATTGTACAACCAAACGGAAATTTTGGTACATTAGAAATAAATTCAGAATATGGTAAATATGTTAGAGATACATTTTTTGGTTTAAATAATGTAACTAATAATATAAGCCTTTCTTTACCATACACAACTGATTTTAATACTGGAAATACTGATACATATAATTTTGCAACAGCTGCTGATAACGGTCCAGATTACACCAAATTTAGAGGTTATTTAAATAATGATTCTTTTTCACAACCTAAACACTCTTTTTATTTTTACTTTGGTGTTGTTCCTGGGGCTGGTGGTTTAGAAAAAATGAATTCTAAATTTTTCACTAGATGTTTACTAGATTTACCAGTTGAATTTTTTATTCGTATAGATGATACAACAGCTATAAGTCAAGATGGTGCTCTAGATGGAACTGTAACATTTACAATTATATCAGGTGTTGGTCCTTTTAGCTACGTTATTAGTGGGCCTAATGGATATAATGACACTGGAACCTTAACACAACCAAACGTAACAGAAACATTAACTGGATTAGCTCAAGGTTCTTATACAATTAATGTAACAGATTCTAGCGGAGTAATTATTTCTCAAACATTTGAAATATCAGGACCAATACCGTTATACGCTGGTGCTAATGTGTCATCTCCAAATACTGCTTTAACATCACCTTATAATGGGTCAATAACATTAATAGCTGTTGGTGGTGGTAATGGAACATATAGCGCAACACTATATTCTTCTGCTAGTGGAACACCTGTTAGTATTACAACATGTCCTACTGGTGTTAATGGCGCTACTAGTAACCCATTAAACCCAGTAAGTCAATTACCAGTTACATTTTGTGGTTTACCACCAGATATTCTACCAAATGTTGATAACCAACTACCACCAGCACCACAACATAATGGTTATTTTATTATTGTTAGGGATACTAGTTCGCCAGCTCAAGAATTTATTATTCGTGATTTAACATTAACTGGTGTTTTGGGTTTATCAGCTACAATTCAAACAACTGGAACAACATGTTATGATAGTACTGATGGTGCTATTAAAGTAAATATTACAGGTGGTATTGAACCTTATACAATACAAACATCTCTAGCTTCTGACCCAACTGAAACATTATTTAATGATAGTTTTACTGATTCTGTTGGTATTGGTCAATATGTTACAACAGTGACTGATAGTTCGTCACCAAATCAAATATTTACAACAGTAACACCTTATGATATATTCCCAGGTGAACCAGAAATGAAATTATTGCCAGATTTGATTTCGTTACCAGTACAATGTGACCCAACTAAATATACAATAAATTTAACGGTTATTAATGGTGGTACAGCACCAAATCCAACTAGTGGTGTTCAACAAAATTACACTCAAAAATACCCTGCTGGGGCGTACATACAATTTAATTTTAACGACCAAGAAGATGCTGATGGTAATTTAATATGGTCATTACCAACAAACCCACCTATTCCATATCTTAACTCAAACTATGATATTAAACTTGAAATACCAGCTTTACCACCATTTGTTACTGTAAAAGTTAGATTATCTAACCCAACAGGAACATGTGGTAGTAATTATGGTGAAGATGATACGGATTTTGATATAAATGAAATGAGATTACCACCAACGTTCTTAACTATTGATACGCTTAATATTGATAATGATAAACAATGTGCTGTTAATAAAATATCCTTTAGATTTAATATAAGTCACTTATTTATTGCTTCTTATAGAGCACCATATATATTAGAATATTATTTAACTAATCAATTAGGTGTTTACCCTCCAACATCAACGATACATACTACACTTATAACTTCAAATCAACAGTTAATAACATTGAATATTCCAACAATAATAAACGGTACTTCTTATGTGTTTTCTAATCAGGCTAAAGTTAAATTTAGAGTTAGAGATAATGTTGGTTGTGAATCACCATGGGAAGAAATAGGACCAATACCAATACCAATTAGTAACTTAGATGTACAATGGTCAAATAGTCAGTTACCACCACCACCATTACCACAACCAGCACCAAATCCACCATTGTGTATAAAAACATATGTGATTTCTGGTGGCTTACCACCTTATACAACACCAGTTGGTCAACCGCTATTACCAGAAGTGGCACCACTTCCAGTACCAAATGACACAGCTAATGCAACGGTTGCGTGTAATAATGGTTTACAAATTACAGTTGTGGATAGCGTTGGTTGTACTATTGTTAAAAATTCAATTAATACATAATGTAATTAAGATTAAAAAATGGGTACAGAAAGAACAAAACAAAGACTAAGCAGTCAAAATTCTAAGCAATCGGTAAATACAGACACATACCTAAGTATAAATCTTGAAGGTAAACAAAGATTATTACCAAATAATAATATAAATTATGTTTTAAATGCTGCTGAACAATTTAATAAGGAAAGACAAGAATGTACTTTTTATAAAATTTTAGGTACAATAAATTCAACTGTTAGTAATTGTTTATTTAATCTAACAGACCCATCAGCTAATGACGAATTTACATATGGTGCTTTTAATACTTTAACTTTTTTAAGCAGGTCATATCCTCAAGATTTAGATTTAAATGATGATGAAGATTTAACTTATTCTAAATCTATAGATTATTACCTAAAAGGAAAGATGGTTGGTTTGGTTATTATGACCCTGTTATAACTAATAATTCATTATGTAATTTCTTTGATATGGAACCAAAGAGACAACGTTTTTCTTTTTTATTGGATTATTCCCCATACAAAAGTAATAATGTTTTAGATAGTGTTAAGAATTGGGAATTAACAATAACATACCCATCTTCTTCTTTTTCTTCCCACACAATGGTTCAGAATGGTTTATTAATTGTGGATATAAAACAGGTTGCTATATCAACTAGAACCATGAACGCTTTTGGCTTACCATGTAAACACAATTTGGTTTCAGGTGATTTAGTTTATATAAGTGGTGTAAATGGTTTACCTAATGGCGAATATACAGTTTACAGTATTGGTTTGGAAAACGGTGACTTAAAACCATATTATTTTGTCATTGACACCCCAAACAATTTAACGATAACATCAAATAGTAGAATGAGTAAAATTGTTGATGAAAAAAAAGTTAGTTATTATTTTAGAATTTTTTCAAAAATAAAAACAAAAACTTCACCAATAATAGAAACCGATGATTATGAAACATATCAAGCTGGGTTTAGTGAAAATTTTTATAATGACCCAATAATACAATTTGTTTTTAATGAAGAAATTGATGTTGCTGACTTAAAAGATAATTTAGGTCGACCATTATCTGAAATTTATTTAACGATACTTAAAACTAGTAGTAATGGTTTATTTACACCTGTTAAATCAGGTATTGAAGCTCCTTATATTCAAAATTTAAATGATAGTGATACACTACCATGGTTATTAAACGTACCTGTAATACAAAAAATACATAATGGTGGGACATCATCAACATCTTTACCATATGCATCACACACACCTATTGAAACATTTGCAACAACAGGTATCCCAAATAGTTTTTATGGTGATATCGTTGAATATAACCATAGGACGTTATTAGAAACTGTTTTAGCGGATATGCAACATAGATTTAATACGTTTAATAGACAACAAACTAACACGATACAAGAATACATTTCAACAACAACTGATATAGGTCAAATAGCAGAAACAAGAAGCTTAGATTTAGGACCAAGACAAGAGGGGTATTATTATAAACCACATCATTTAATAAAGATAAGAGATT